ACAGTCATTTATAAGCCACAGAAGCCGCAGCCGGTCAAGGAGAAAAAGGATTGCCCCTTTTCGGGCAGTTTATACCCGCAATGCAAAGAGGACGATTGTGTTTTTTTCAAAGGCGGCAAGTGCACGCCGGGAGCGGCGCAGGCGGGCAGGCGTTGCCCTTTCCCCGCGCGTTTGACTTGCGGCGATACCTGCTCCATGTATAAGAATGGGCGCTGCGGCCTTTTTCCGCAGCAGAAAGGAACAAAAAAATGAGTGAGTTTAACCATTTTGCGAAAGAACTTGACGCGGCTTTCAAGGCGGCACGGGACGAATACGCCGCCGCGTATAACGCAGTAGAGCAGACCCGAAAAGCCATGCAGGACGCAGGCCAGGACGCGCTGAAAAGGCAGATTGCCACGCTCCAGCTCCAAGAGACGGAAAAGAAAATGCGACAGGAAACGGAGCGCATTTGGACGGAGTTTGACGCAAAGGCCGCAGACCTCCGCCGCGCATTGGAAAAGGAAGTACAGACAAGCACACTTGCTGATCCCTCCGCCATTGACAGCAGCGCCGTGGAGCTGATGAAAACAGGCGTTCTGACGGTGGATGATTATTTCGGCTTTGCGGACAGATACGACGCGAACCCGACCATGCTAAAGCTGATCGGTCACTATGCAAAGGAAGCGGCAGACAGCGCCGACGACCGAAAAGACAAGGTTGCTTTAACCGTTCTCGCGCAGGATTGCGCCAAAGGCACGGGAAAGACCTTGAAAGCGTGGGACAGTATGATGACCGCCGCCAACTATTGCAGCGGGCGCGGCGGCAGCGGCAACAGGCGCACTACTCCCGGCGTAACGCTTAGCATGGGCGAATGGTGGGAACAGCTTTCCGGCGAGATCATCGAAAACTTTTGAAAAGGGGCAGCACTATATGGGACTGATTCTTTGCGGCGCGGCGGTGTTTGCCGTCGGTGTATTCTTTGGGGCACTTGCAGGGGCTGTAATGGTTTCCGCAGGGATCCAACTTGAAAAGAGGCGAGCAAATGAAACACAAAACGAGAAGTAAAGCCTGGGCGCGTAGATACTTAAAGGTCATGAATCGCAATATTCTAATCGCGTTTGATATGGGCTATGAGGATGGAGCTGCCGGAAAACCGCAGCAGGCTCCTCCTTTCCCGGAAGAAATACAGCCGGAGACACCTGCTTACGGTGTGGTCGTTTTTGCGCAAACAATGTATGACAAGGGATACACCTTCGGAAAGGAAGTGACAGAATGAATGTATTCGATTTGTTCATAAAATTGTCAGTTGATGACAGCGAAGTTGATAACGGTTTCAAAAGGGTATCCAATTCTCTTGGGAATATGAAAACGAGTATCGGATCCGTTGTGAAGGCTGCATCAAAAATTGGTGCCGTTGTGACTACAGTAAGCACCGCTCTCGCGGCGGTCGGTGTTGATACAGCCGCCGAGGTGCGGGCAGAAGCGAGTGCTTTTGAACAGACCTTCGGAGATATGCAGAACACCGCTACAAAAGCAATTGGCCGCGTTGCGGAGGAATCCGGCATCTTGCAAACTCGCCTCAATACGCTCGGTAGCAAGATCTATGCTTTTGCTCGATCTTCCGGCGGCGATGCGGTAGAAAGCATGGAACTGATGGAACGCGCTTTGCAGGCCGCGGCAGATAGCGCGGCTTATTATGATTCTTCGGTTGAGCAAGCTACAGAAACGCTGCAATCGTTTTTAAAAGGCAACTTTGCCAATGATGCAGCTCTCGGCCTTTCTGCGACGGAAACGACGAGAAATGCGGCGGCAATGGAGCTGTTCGGGCAGAAGTATAACAATCTTTCCGAGCTTCAGAAGCAGGAAACGCTTTTGAAGATGGTTGAGGATTCGCAGAGGCTATCTGGCGCGATGGGGCAGGCATCTCGCGAAGCAGACGGATGGGAAAATGTTCTCGGAAACTTAAAAGAATCATGGCGTCAGCTCAAGGCCGCATTTGGTGAACCCATTCTTGATTCCGTAACGCCGATGCTTCAAAATGCCACGGTCGCTGTGCAGAATTTTACAGCAAAGGTAGATTGGGAAAAGGTCGCCAACGCCATTACACAGAGCTTTGATACAGCAGTCAACGCCGTTACTGCATTGGCAGATACGATTGAAACGCTCGCGCCGATCATTGCTGTTGCAGCAGGTGCTTTTGCATCCCTCAAAGCCGGTATGGCGATTCAGCATCTTGTGCAGGGGTTCCAGAATGCGCAGGTAGCTATCTCTCTTTTAACAATGGGCCTGAAAGATACGACGCTGGCGCAAGCCGCATTAAACGGTACAATGACCGTTGGAGAAACGATCGTTGCGTTACTTACAGGGAAAATGACGCTGGCACAGCTTGCACAGGCGGCAATGACAAAAGGGCAGATAGCTTTGAATGCAGCCTTGACTGCAAACCCCATTGGAGCGGTTATTGCGGTTGTTGGTGCATTGGTCGCGGCGATCGTTGTCCTATGGAATACAAATGAGGATTTCCGAAATGCGGTCATCTCCGCATGGGAGAAAATCAAAGAAACCATTTCCGGCGCAGTCGCGGCGATCAAAACGTTTTTCACCGAGACTATCCCGAATGCAGCGCAGACGGCGCTTGACTGGTTCCGCAGCATTCCGGAGCAGATGAAAGAGGTGGGAAGAAACCTCCTTATGGGGCTTTGGGACGGCATCACCGACAAGGTGGAATGGCTCAAGGGCAAAGTGACTGGCGTTGTGGATATCATCAAGGGATGGTTTACCGGGGAGGACGGCTTTGATGAGCACTCGCCCTCGAAATGGTCGCGCGGCGTGTTTCGCTATGTGATGGAGGGCGGCGCAGAGGGATTGGACGACGGACTGCCTTCCCTGATGCGCGGCGTATCTAATGTGGCGGGCCGCGTAAAAAACGGCATGGACTTCGGTACGGCGTCGGTAGGCTTTGCGGATTCCGGCATCGGCGTTTCCAGCGCGGCTATTGTAAATGGAATTTCGAACAGTCCGGCGCAGACAATAAACTTGCTTGCAAATCTTGTCTTGCCGGATGGCAGCAAGATTGCATCCTTTATATTCGACGATCTCGTTAAACACGCAGCCGCTAACGGGACCCCAATTGCAAGTTCGCAAATGGCGTAAAAGGAGGCAGTGATACAAAGCCACAGCCGGAGAAAGACCCGGCAGCAGGCGGCAAAAGCCCACAGGAGCGCCTTTCCTTTTCGTAAGAAGATATAAAAAATGAGCCGCCCCCCTCCAGTAACGGGAAGAGGTTCGGCTCGAAAAACGGAAACATGAGTCTCCTCACTGTCAGTATATGCGCACACAGAGTAATAGTCAAGCGGTTATATTACAAAGCCCACAGGAGCGCTCCTGTGGGCTTTCTGCGCTATTCTGACTGGATTTTGTTTCCCTGTTACTTCTTTCCGAAAAGCTCGCGTTCGCGCTCGGCGGTCATAGTTGCGCCGATGAGCGGAACCTTTCCGATCGGCTTTTTGCCTTAGTGTGGGTCTAATTTGGCGATTCTTTTTTCCTTCATTTTCTCTACAACCGATAACATTAAATCTTGCTGATATGGCGTCATTTTCAGGATGGCTTCTTTTAGCTTCTTGCGTATAAGCTCACTTTCATTTTTTCTCATGTTTTCTCTCCTCCCATAAATCTAATATACGGGATTCGCCAGGAACAACAAAGCAACCAAGAATAAAAAATAGGATGGCTGCCGCTCCGCTTTCAAGTGTTCCGCAGATTAGATATACAACGAAAAGAATGATCGCATTTGTTGCGATAGCACAAAAGACTGTTGCAGCAAATTCTAAAACGTCTTTCATGTATGCTTTCATGCAATCACCTCTAAGTCGTTCATAAGCTCTTTGATGTACGCACTGGATAGATCAGCGACAAAGGAAAAGCGCGTGCCGTGCTGACGGTAAGCAGCCCCGCAACACGGGCAGATATGCACCGTGACTGCGCTCATCAGCGGGGTTGTGCAGCGGGCGCAGTATAGGAGTTTCATACTGACGCCTCCTTCCTTGACGGTGGTTTTCCAAATATTCCAGTTCATCGTTTTTCCTCCTTGTTTAAACGCTCACGGGCGAGCATTACGCATTCTTCCAGGGTTTTTGTTTCATCCTCCGTTTGAATCTTGCACGCTTCAAAGGTAATCATGATCTGCTTATCGCTCATTTCCGAGATGAGACGCATGACCTCCTGCCTCGCGCTCTCCGTTTTCTTGCTGGTCATTGTAAATTTCCTCCTTGTTTTCTCGGTGGGAGGTCGGTATAATACCGATACCGGCCTCCCTGTGGTGGTTGGTGGTGGCTCCGTGTCTTGCTTTGGTCGGCTGGGACATGGAGCCTTTCTCATGCGATGCAGAACCGGCGGGCCGTGGTGGTCTTTGTGAACTGCTGTGCGAGGTCAGGAAGAGCCTTTTTCAATGCGTTGGCATCCAAGCGAAAGGAAGTCACGGCCTTATAGGTCACCTTCCAATCGGTACCATTGATGGTGTCCACGCCCTCGGCGTCCATGTGGGCCTTGATGCTGTTCGTGATGCTCTCGATCTCTCCGGCGAGTTTGTCCGCCATGCGGCGTAGCTCGCGCAGCTCCTTGATCTTGCTGTCCATTTCGTTGATGCTCATTGTTTTATCCTCCTTAATTTGCGGGTGAGATCGGTAACTGGCGGCTCTGAGTATCTATCCCGTTGGGAATTTCTTTCAAGCTTCTCCGTTCCAGCTCTTACGGTGTCGCGTTGGCTATCGACTTTCGCTCGATCTCTTGTCCCTTGCTGTGGTCTTAGTATTGTATATAGCAAGCATATATTCAATAGACGGATACACCAAATATATAGCAAGCATATTGTACAATGTGTATATAGCATACATATATAGTGATGTGATATACTACTCTGTGTTAGGAGGTGGCGCATGGGCGATAAGTACACAGATGCGCAGAAAAAAGCATCAATTAAGTATTTAAAAGAAAAAACAGACAGCATACAGATCCGAGTGCCAAAGGGGACGAAGGATAGATGGCGTGTTGCCGCCACAGAACGCGGAAAATCACTTAATCAATTTATTGCTGAGGCCGTTGAAAAAGAAATTACGGAATAGCACAGAAAGCCCACAGGAGCGCTCCTGTGGGCTTTACTATGTATTGAGATAGAATAAGTGGCACTATATACTTCACGCACCCAGATACTTTACACTGCGATCTCGCTTGCGTCCAGCCCAAGAGAAAAGATTTCGTTCGGCATTGTAAAATAGTTTTTGCTGGGAAATTGATTCATGGTGTGTCCTCCTGTTCGTCGGGGTGGAAGAGTTGAATGAACTCCTTTGCGGAATGGACGATGCCAAGCTCCTTGAGCTGCTGATAGCGGATCAGGTCGCAGAGGGTACGCAGACTGATCTCCGCGTATTCCAGCAGCTTATCGGTCGCCAGCATTTGCTGGTAGGTGTCCAGTTCGGTCGGTTCGTCCGGCGATTGGAAGAAGGCGAACAGTTCTTCTTCGGTTGGAATGCTGTCCGGTGCGTCATGCTGCATTTCCTGCCGGATGTAGTCAATGACCTCCTGTTCAGCGTTGGAGGTCAAATAGTGCAGCAGTTGCTGCCTGCTTTGTTCAAATGGATTCATGGTCATACACGCTCCTTGTGTTCAGGTGAGACGATCATGACTGCGGCCAACTCAGTCGGAAAATTTGTCTCTCACCTATAAGGACACTCAGAGCGCGTTTGTAAACCAGAGAACAGAAATTTTTTCAAAAAAGCTGGGAAGCCCTGTCATGAGACAGAGCTTCCCAGCTTTTC